ATCACAATCACCATCCACAACACGTCCGGCGGGGCTCTCGGAGTCGCGACATGGAACGCGACCTACAAGATGGCCACGTGGACCCAGCCCGCGACCGGTTTCAATCGTTCTATTACGTTTGAGTACTCTGGCGTGGCGTGGTTTGAGGTTTCTCGGACAACTGCGGACATCCCTAACTAACTATGACCTATCTCGAACTAATCAATCGCGTCTTGGCCGGTCTCCGAGAAAGCCAGATCACAGGTCTTGCTACGTCCGGCTACCCGTTCCTGATCGGGAAGCTGGTCAATGAGGCCAAGGAAGACATCGAGGACCTCGGACCGTGGAAGGCGCTGCGAACCGATTCGTTGAACCAGTCGCTTTCGGCCGGTACGGCCTCGTACACGCTCTCGGGTCCGAACGAGCGGTCCTACCTTCTGTACCTTCCTACGCTTGAGGGCAGCGCCCCGATGGCGTTTATTACAACCGCCGACTACAAGCGACGACTAAGCGTCATTCCTATTGACGAGTGGCGTTCTCTAGTGAACCTATACCCGGATGTCGACCGAGCGTGCCCAACGCACGTCGCGTTCGCCCAGAGCAGCACCGGTCTCGGAGCTCACTTCTGGCCGACCCCGGACCAGACGTACAACGCCCGATTCAGTATGTGCATCCCGCAGGCCGAGCTCACGTCCGCCTCGACCTCCATCACCATCCCGTCCCGTCCCGTGTGGCAGGAAGCGCTGGTCCGGGCTATGGAGGAACGTGGCGAGGAGTTCTCCGGCTCTCTGGACGCCGCCCGCGCTCGCGCGGCCCGGTCTCTTGAGTCCGCGATTGCGATGGACTTCGGAGCCGATCCCCTAACCTTCACCGCGGAGTAGCCGTGGCAGTCCAGACCCTCCCGGTTCCAAGCCCGGCCTTCTACGGTCTGGCCAAGCAGTACGCCCAGTCTCCTATGGGACCGGAGTGGGCCGTCAAGCTGGAGAATGTCGTCATCGACGACTCCGGCCGGCTGTCAGCGCGCAAGGGCTGGAATCAGCTTAACGCCTCGGTCTTCGACTCCGGGGCAGCTATAGTCCAGCTTCACGAATACGTCAATGCCAGTGGCACGTCCGAGATCATAGGCTCGACTGCTACCAAGCTGTTCTCCGGGACGTCGACCTTGACCGACAAGACCGGAGCACTGACTCCTACGGCCGGTCACTGGGACTTCATCAACTTCAACAACAACGTCCTAGGGTGGCAGGCCAGCCATGCGCCCATCGTTTACACGGGCTCTGGTAACTTCGCGGCCATTTCAGTAGCCACTGGAACAATGCCGGACGGTGACGCGGCCTGCGCGGCCTTTGGCCGAGTATGGGCCGTCGATGACGATAAACAGACTATTCGTTACTCGGCCTTGCTGGATCACACCCGCTGGGCTGCCTCGGACGGAGGCGGGTCTATCAACATGAGGAACGTGTGGACCCTCGGCATGGACGAGGTCGTGGCCATCACGTCATTCGGATCTGCTTTGATTGTGTTCGGCAAGCGCCACATCGTCTTCTGGGTCGATGGGGCCGGGTCGTCCATCGGCCTCAACCCAACGAATATGTACATCAACCAGATCATCGAGAACGTCGGTCTGGTGGCGCGCGACGCCTTCGCGCTGGTAGGCGAGATTGACATCGTGTTCTGGTCCCCGAACGGCGTACGGTCTCTGGTTCGGACAGCGCAGGAGCAGGCCACGCCGGTCAACGAAATCTCTCCCGGCAACCGCGACTACTTGACCGGTGCTCTCTCTACCGGGTCTCTGACTAAGGTCCGGATGGTCTACTCGGCCCCCCACGGACTTGTCTTGCTGTCGCACCCGGACTACGCCAAGACGTTCTGCTTCGACACGAAGTCCCGTCTCCCCGATGGCGGGTTCCGGATGACCCAATGGTCGATTGCCCCTAACGCCATGCTCGGGGCCCTGAACCGCAAGCTGTACTTCGGGTTCTTGGGCGAGGTAGCCGAGTACATCGACTACGATGACGACGGTGCGTCGTACCGGTTCGAGTATGAAACCGGGTGGATATACGTAGCCGGGGAAGAGGGCCGCAAGCAACTCCTCAAGGCCCTGAAGGCATACCTGTACTCGGTCGGCGAGTACAACGTGACGTTCAGTTGGTGGACCGACTTTCAGTCGAACCAAGACTCAGTTTCCGTGACGGTCGGCGGAACCAACGCGAACGAGTGGAACGTCATGGAGTGGGGCATCGACGAGTGGGGCTCGGTTCAGGCGTTCGAGAACGTCCGCATCCCGCTAACTCACGAAGCCGAGTACCTGAAGGTCGCGATCACTGTGACCATCAACGGCGGGGCATTCGGAGTTCAGCCGTTTACTGTTTACTCAAAACCAACGAGACTGGCTTAATCAATGGCGAACTACACCAAGACTACCAACTTTGCTGCCAAGGACGCTCTGGCCTCCGGGGACCCGGCTAAGGTCGCGACCGGTACCAGCGTCGACAACGAGTTCAACGCTATCGCAACCGCGGTAGCCACCAAGGAAGATAGCGCCAACAAGGCTGTGCCCGGCGGGTACGCCGGTCTGGACGGCTCCGGAAAGCTGGCTACCTCGGTCATTCCGGCGGCCCTTCCGGTAACGACCCTTGAGGTCGGCCACGCCTCCGATACGACCGTGGCCCGGGTCAGCGCCGGTGTCCTGAGCGTCGAGGGCGTCAACCTCATCACGACCACAACCGGCGATGCCCGGTACCTGAGACAAGGTCTGACTACCATCCCGGTCATGGCCGGTGCCATGACTGCGACGACTACGAGCGGGGCTGTTAAAGCGACCTACGAGACGACTACGAATGACTTCACGTACGTAACGCTGGATTTCAGTCTGAGTGCGATTAACAACGCTACGTTTGCGATCCCGATGCCTAAGAACTGGAATGATGGGACGGTCACGTTCCAGCCTATCTGGACTGCGGCCTCCGGTACCGGAGACGTGGTGTGGCAGATGCAAGCAGTTGCAGTTTCCAACGACGATCCGTTGGACGCAACGTGGGGTACGGCGCAGGTATCGCAGGATACGTTTATCCTCGCCGGGGATGTGCATATAGGACCTACAAGTGCCGCCATAACGGTTGCGGGAACGCCCGCTGCCGATGACCTGATCCTGTTCCGTATACAGAGAGACCCGGCTCATGCGAATGACACGTTCTCGGCGCTGGCGTCATTGATCGGTATTCGCCTGTTCTTCACAACTAACGCAGCGGACGACACCTAAATGAGCTTCTGGGGCTTCTCGTTCCTCGACCAAGGCGACGACATCCTTCGCTTGGACCCAGTCACGGTAGACGACCTAGTGCCCGGCGGCCCGTCTACGTCGTCGTGGAGACTGGATGCTGACGGAGGCGTCTACTATGCTCGCGCCAGCGTTTCAGGGGGCGCGTTCATCAAGCAATACGACTGGGTTCTCCCTAACTCCAGCGCCTCCAAGTACTCGGTCCTTTGGTCGACCGGTACGGGTACGGTCGACACGACCCCCGGCGCGGCCGACACGGACCTTCCTTTGTCAACGGATAGAACGTGGACGGAGACTAATCCTACCACTTCAGAATCTGCTTCGTTTACGGCCCGTATTCGCCTCACCGGTGGTTCTACGGACCTGATAACGGCCGCAATCACCCTCTCGGTTGACGGTAGCCCGTAACACGAGAGTCGCTCGTTACTTTTACTCAAGGAGACTGATATGTTTGGTGCATTTCTTGCTGGTGTCGCAGTGGCGGCGTTCGGGTACTTCGTGTACAAGAAGATCAAGGAACAGCGCGACAGCAAGGCCGCGACCGGCGGCTCGCGCCCGAGCGACGGGTCTAGCCCGCGTCAGAAGTAACAGGCCATGGACTCCGCAGAACGGATTCAGGACCTAGAGAGGGACCTCACTGAGCTTCGTGTCAGTGAGGCCCGTCTCTCGTCCTCTGTCGAACACCTGTCGACCTCCGTTCGGGAGTTGACGGCCACAGTTGGGGAGCTTAGGGACACAATGAACCGAGGTAAGGGGGCCCTCTGGACCATGACGTCCGGGGCCGCCCTTGTCGGCGGGGCCGCATCGTACGCGGCCGCGAAACTATTTGGTGGTTAAACCATGATGACCGCATCCCCCTTCTTTCAGTCGCAGGTCCCGGTCAACCAGACCGGCATGCTCCCTATGCCCTTCGAGGG